CTTATGCTAGTAAAAGCCGGATAAGGAATATACAGCGTTTATGCCGTGCTAATCGGAAGGATGCGAAAAATCCTAATAAGGTTGCTAGTGTCTTTTTATGGTGTGATGAATATACCGAAATGGCTAGTTTTATGAAACATATAAAAGAATATGATTCTATATTCACTTTTGAAAAAGTTAAAAGAATTAATGGTAGTGAGTCTAGCAGTTCTGGTATTATGAAAATTTGTGATAATGAGAAAGATAAGAAGGTATTGGATGGTGTTATTGTAGGGTTTAAAAGTGTTGCTAGTTGGTATGAAAATTTAGAGAAGGTTAAGAAGTATATAGATGAAAATGGGAAGAGGCCAACCAATAAAAGTAATAAACAATTAAAAAGCTGGATAACTTATCAAATTAAAAGTTCAAAAGAAAGAAAATATATAATGAAGATAGATGAAATATATTCAGAATGGAATAATTTTATTACAAATTCTAGATATAAGAAATATTTTATTAGTATTGATGAAAAATGGGAACAAAACTTTATTAATTTGAAATTATATTTAGATACATTTAATAAGAGGCCATCTCATCATAAAACAGAATCAAATGGATATAATAATAAATTAGGTATGTGGCTATCACATCAAGTAAGCTATTTTAATACAAAACAAAAATTATTTCTAAATCAATATTATTATGATAAATGGAACGATTTTATTAATCATATAAATTATTCCAAATATTTAAAAACTAATAAAGAAATATGGTATGAAAATTTTAATAAAACAAAATTATATATTGATGAATATAAAAAAAGACCAAGTTGCACCTCAAAAGATAAAACAATTAAAAAATTAGGTTTATGGGTTACTATAACTGTAAAAAATTATAATGATAGATTACATATTATGAAAGATAATGAAATATATAATGAATGGAAAAAATTTATTACAAATAATGTTTATAAATTATATTTTATATCAAATGAAGAAAAATGGGAATTAAAATATAATGAATTAATAAATTTTATTGATAATTATAATAAAAGACCTAATGCAAATATAAAAGGCACATTAAATAATGAAAGGATATTAGGGCAATGGATATCAGATCAACAAAAAAATTCTAAACATCCTTGTTCTGATATTATGAAAAATGAAATTTATTATAACAAATGGAATAATTTTAAAAATAGTGATAAATATAAAAAATATTTTGATTTAGATAATGTAAGAGATTGGAAAATTAAACTAGAGGAAGTAAAAGAATTTATAAACATTAATAATGCCAGACCTACACCAAAAACAAATACAATGTTAAATCAATGGTTATCGACACAAATACAAATATCAAAGACACGGATACAAATAATGACAAATGATGAAATATATACATTGTGGATAGAATTTATTAATAATGCTAGATATAAAAAATATTTTGATTTAGATAATGTAAGAGATTGGAAAGTTAAACTAGAAGAAGTGAAAGAATTTATTAATAAATATAATGCTAGACCAAATAAAAAAACAAATAAAGAATTAGAAAAATGGGTTCAACATCAAAGAAATAACTTCCAAAAAAAACTAAAAATAATGAAGAATGAGGAAATATATACATTGTGGATAGAATTCATTGCTAGATATAAAAAATACTTTACGTAATAACAATATAAAGATATTTAAATAAATATATTTACTATTTTTTAAATGGAAACATACAATATAGAATGGTTAAATGGTAATATTATACCTTGTTATTATATTACTTCTATTTTTCTAAATCGTGGAATTGTTAGAAAATATGCATCATCACAAGGCGACCTTAGAATTCCGTCAATGATATTAAACAATGTTGTTCCAAAAACAATAATTAAATGTGAATCAGATAAACAAATAAAATATGTATTTTCAAATGTTCCTATTTACACAGTAAATGCTATTGCGGACAATGGAATTTCAACTTGGGAATTACATAGTGATGACGGAAAAGGACATTTTATTGTGAGATTATATAGAGATTTAGGATATATAGAATTAGAAGTTATTGAGGAATACAATTTTCTATGCTAGAGTTTTTTCTATTTTTTATTCAAAAATAATAAACATTGAATACCACCATCAAACCCCTATCAAACACCATTAAAGCATTCGATTACTTTATCTAGCAAATATTGATTTCCCTTACGCCATCTTCTACTCCAAACTTCAAAGAATATCGCGCCTTTGTAAAAATCTTTTGCAAAATAACTATAACGTGTATCCAATCCATCACCTGGTTCTCCAATATGGGTATAATTTGTATATTTATTAGTTCTTCTGTCTTTTTGATATTTTCCAATAATTTTTGTTTATTCTAGATTAAAAAATTGAAATGCAATGATATGCCTAATATAAATATAAAAATAATTTATCTTATAAAAGTATACAGTAAATAATAAACTAAATAAAATGACAACAGAAACTATTAAACAAATTACTGAAATATCAACAGAATTAAAGAATTTACATGGTGATGATTATGGGGAGCAATTCTGTAATCGTGCATTATATCTAATCACTAATAATACCGCTAATAAATCAGATTATCAAATAATATTTGAAGCAGTTTATAGTTTAATAGATGGTGATTATAAAGACAGGTTAATATTTAATCTACAGAAGAAGATTAAAGAACAAGAAGCTAGAATTACAAAACTAGAAGAAGATAATAAGCAACTCAAAGAAGAAAATAAACAAAAAGATATTAAAATTAATAAATTAGAAAAACAAGTAAATGTGTTAATGCGTAATCATTATCTTATTGTTATTGCTCAAGCTTATAAAAATCTTGAATATTACATTATTCAAAAGGCAACGAGTTATGACACTGCCATAATGGATTCTATAAATACTAATCTAAATGATTTTCTAGCAGATGCAAATAATAAAACATATTACGAAGAAGTTGCTAGGTTAATGAAATATTTTGAAATAGAAAGATATAGTGCTAGTTTAAGTAAAATAAAAAGAGCAAGGAATAATGAAGCACATCCTGACCCAATTGATATGGATGAATTAAAGGATGCTTGTGAATCATTAAAAACAAAATATCTAGGTATTGAACGGTTTTATGAAGGATATCAAGAAGTAAATAATTCACTGATTATATAATGAATTGTTTACGACTATGCTTTACTGATATTCATTATGTTTTTTAATTTTTTTATATTATCCGTTCTAGAACTAGTCTCTTGCTTTTTTTCTTCTTTTTTCTTTTGACGATATTCCCGCATATATTGATTATGTTGTTCTCTATGGTCAGTTTTCCATTGTCGGGATTTTTCTGCAAGTTTTGCCATATATTCTGGGTCTTGCTTCTTTTTTTCATAATAACGTTTTTTGGCATTACGTGTATAAATAGGTGTTGCTAGTTTTACTTTTTCCGGTTTTTCAGCCATTTTTTATAATTTTAATTAATGTATTCTAGCGGCTCTGTTTATAATACTTCTAGATTAAGTTTTTTCAATTTTTAAATTATCAATATTATAATACATTAAAAAAATAAAAAAAATACAAAATAACTTACTGTAAATATTCATACAATGTCTTTTCCCACATTTCTACATTAACACTAGATAAATACTTAATATTATTACCATTATCATCTCGTATTGTTCTCCCTTGTGATTGTCCAGACTCTATTATACTAATTTTTGCATCAGTTAATGTAAAAATGCTAGGATTTAATAAATAGGAAACTGTTAAAATATCCCATGCATAATAATTTTGAATACCAAATGTTCGACAAATTATAGCATATATATGCACAACCATATCACCTAACATACTTTCATTTGTGTTCTTGGATAATTTTGCTAAAAAATCTGTAGTTATTGGTACATTATTAGTTGTATCTAGTGGGCACATAATTATAGGAATACCAGAATCAAAAACTATTTTAGTAGATTTTGGATCCCAATAAGAATTCCATTCCGCAGTACCATCGTGTTTTGTAAAAGTTTCAATACTACCTGCTACATCAATTGCACCTCCCATCCAAATGATTTTATTAATATTATGCTTCTGCTTTTCATTTATATTAATTATTGCATTACCTATACACGTTAATGGTCCAGTTTCAACAATAGTTATTAAATCACTATTTGAATCAAGCAATTGTAATATAATCTCCTCTCCAGAATTATTAGATACTGGATAACGTGGTTCACCATCTCTAAGTATATTAGGAAAATGACATACTGGATAAGGAAATGCACGCCATTCATCCGGAAAGGGATTTATACCTTCGGATTTACAAATACCAAGCTCAATGCCTGATACATTCATAATATCAAATATTTTTCTTGTAGCATACAATGCGGGTTCTAAAAAACTATCAGCAGGTGTTAATATTACTGCTTTTAAAGATATTTTACCCTTTTTATGTGCAGATAATAAAACACACAAACAAATTAAATCATCTAAATTGCCGTCATTTGAAAATATAATATTCGTAGCCATTTTATGTTCTTATAAAATAATTATCTTTAAGCTGTTTTTTTAATTTAATCACAATTGCACAATTTAAAAGGGGCGTTAGTATAGTATATACTAAACATTTTGCAAAATTGAATTTCGATTGCAATATGGCATCCAATATTAGAAACCCCTTTATTGAAAACCAGAAAATGACCACCAAGCCCAAAAAAGTAGTAATTAAAAAGAAAGCTATTCTAGCAACACCAGAAATAGAATTTAAAACTACTAAAGAAAAAGGTGATGCTTATGAAATATTTATAAAACATTATTTAATTGATACCGGTAATTATAAATCTGTTTATCTTTGGAAAGATGTTCCGGAAGCTGATTTATTTGCTTGTGGTATTATGGATGATTGGAATACCGCTAGAATACGTCGTAAGCAATCTAGAACTACTGGCATATTACCTGATTTCGGCACTGATTTATTAGTTAAATCATCTAGTGGTGATAAATATAGTATAGTTCAATGTAAACATTATGATGAATCTAGGCCTCTTTCTGCTAATGATCTAGGAACATTCTTATGTATGGTTATGCGTTATCATAAACAAGTATCTAGTTTAGTTTATTCTAGCAGTGGTTATCAAAATCATTTACTAATGCTAGAAGATAATTACAATATTACATATAATGAATTAAAATTCAATCCTGCTAGATATCTAGAATTACTAAATACAATCTATAAACCTGATGTGGATAAAGAAAATAGTAAAATATTAATCCCATATGATTACCAATTAGAAGCAATTAATGCATTAAAAGGTAAAGATAGAACAGTATGTCAGTTGCCGTGTGGTTGTGGCAAGACACTAATTGCAATTAAACTATGCGAGGCATATAAACAAAACGTGATTATAACACCGTTGAAATCATATTGCGAACAGAATCTAGACCGATTCACATCACAAATGGATGGTAGTTATGCAATGATGATTATTGATAGCGATGGTGATGGTCGCAATATAGACAAAATTCAGGAATTTGTTAAGAAGAATAATAAGATATGCCTATTTGCAACTTTCAAGTCAGTAGATATTATTAATAAACTTATTGGTGATGGATTATTAAGGACTGGGGAATATTATATAGTTATAGATGAATTTCATAATCTGTCTATAAATGATATTCATGACGATATTCTAGAAGTAGAAGACGATTTAGAAGATTTTCAAGAATTGGAAAATGTTAATCTAGAGGTTGAAGAAGAATTGGATATTGAAGAAGAAATAGATGTAGAAGAATTTGAGGATGAACTAGAAGATGATGAACTAGAAGATGATGAATCAATTGAAGATAATAATACTGAGATGTATAAATTATTACATAGTAATGCTAGAATATTATTTATGTCTGCCACACCTAGATTATATGGTGATGATATCGGATATAGTGAAGATTGTGATATCGAGGAGGATATATTTGGTAATATTGATTATAAAATGCCAATGCATGAAGCTATTACAAGTGGTAAAATTTGCGATTATATGGTTTATGTTCCTACATTAAGTATTGAAAAAACAGTTGGCCTAGATAAAATACAAGAAGAAGTTGATATTCACGGTTATGATAAGGAATTAGTTATTAAAGCGAGGTTCTTATTACGTGGAATGATGAATAATGGTTCTAAACGTTGTATTATATATTTACAAACACAAGAAGAATGTCGGAAGATGAATACTATTCTAACAGATATTGGAAAAAACTATTTTGGCCTAGATATCAATAGTAATTATCTAATATCTGATTTAGGTCGGGAAGAAAGAAAATTAGTATTAAAAGCATTTATAGATAAGGAAGGATATAATTTTATATGTAGTGTTGATATATTGAATGAATGTATTGATATTCCAGAATGCGATAGCATATTTATAGCATATCCTAGCAAGAGTAAAATTAGAAATATTCAACGTGTTTGTCGTGCAAATAGAAAAGATAAGAAGAATGTTGATAAAGTCGCTAGAATATATGTTTGGGCGGATGATTATAAGGATGATTTAGTTGATTTTATAGGACATTTAAAAGAATATGATGAGTCTTTTACATTTGAAAAGATTAAACGGGTAAATGTAAATGGTAAGATGGATGCAGTTATGAGGATAGATGATGATGAGAAAGAAAATAAGAAGCTAGAAGGTTTGGTAGTTGGAGTCAAGGGTGTTGATAGTTGGTTTGAGAAATTAGAAGAAGTAAAGAAATTTATTGATGAAAATGGAAGACGACCAAATAAAGAGGATAATAAATATTTAAATAAGTGGTTATCACATCAAATTACTAATTTCAATAATCAAATAAAAAGTATGAAAGATAATAAAAATTATATTGAGTGGTGTAAATTTATTAATGATATTAAATATTCTAAATATTTTATAAATAATATAACAAAATGGAAACAGGTTCTAGAAGAAGTAAAACAATTTATTGATAAAAATAAGAAAAAACCATCGGTAAAATATCAAACATTTTTATATGGATGGATTCATAATCAAAGAAAAAATTATTTGTCTAAAAGCTACATAATGGAAAATATAGAAATATATAATCTATGGGACATTACTGCTAATAATCCTAAATATATAAGATATCTAAAAACAGATATAGAATTATGGAAATATAATTTTGAATGTCTAAAAAAATTTATGGATGAATTCAAAGCACGACCAAGAGTAAAAACCAATGAAATTCTTTGCAATTGGATTAATGCCCAAACATCCAATTATATAAACAAAATAAACAATATGAAAAATATTGAAATATATAATATATGGGATAATTTTGTTAAAAGTAATGAATATAGTAAATATTTTAATATTGATAATCAAGATTGGAAAAATAATTTAGAATTACTAAGAAAATATATTGATGAAAATAAAAAGAAACCATCAATTAAAGATAATAAACAACTTCATCAATGGATGCAGCATCAAATTCATAATGCAAAATATAGGATAAAAATTATGATTAATGAAAATATTTACAATATTTGGAATTCATTTGTAAATAATGATAAATATTCAAAACACTTTAACAATGATAATATATATAATTGGAAACAAAATTTAGATATTTTAAAAACATATTTCATTCAAAATAATAAAAGACCAGATAAAAATAATAAATTTATTCGTGGTTGGATGTCAACACAAATTATTAATTTTAAAAATAAAGCACATTTAATGGCAAATCAAGAAATATATAGTTTATGGAATGAGTTTATTAATGATGCTAGATATAAAAAATATTTCGATTTAAATAAAATAAGAGATTGGAAACAAAATTTTGAAAAGATGAAAACATTTTTAGATGAAAATAAATTAAGACCTACTGATAAAACTGATAAAAAATTGGCTAAATGGATTAGTGGCCAAATACAAAGCTATAGAAAACAAATAAATATTATGAAAATTGAAGAAATAAAAGTAATTTGGGCAAAATTTATAAAATCAAATGAATACGGAAAATATTTCTAATTTTTCAATTATTGTAATTTTTTATTTTTTATTCTTGAAGTAGATTTCCTTTATTAGCCCAAAAGTAGGGATTTGTTGATTTATC